ATGGGGCCTTTTCATCGTGGAATTATTGTTAGTAATTCCACCAGAAACCCGGCACGTTTGTTTTATCTTTGGGTGCAGAAAATCCGGTTGTTTGTTTTTCTAAATTTTCAAAAGACCAACCTGTTTTACTCCACCCACGGATGTTGTTTGTTTTGGAGTATTGGATGTATTCCCGAACCGTCATCTTTTCTGATCCTTGTTCTAGAAGGATAGAACGGTCTGTATGAAACATTTTGAATGGATGATAAAAGGCATTTCTTTGTGTTATTTTGGCCTCTAAATATTCGATGTAATCATCCCGTAAATTAATTTGCTCGAGAAGATCATGAACGGTATTGTTCTCGTTTCCGTGTCCCATTACCCAACCCCCTCTTGTTCAATCAGCATGTTTTCGTAATCTTGTTGGCTCATGTCCACGCCGTCACGGGACGTAAAAACAACAGAATATCTAAATTGTTCCAATGAAGGAATCCCATACCCTTGCGGTTGTGTGGAACCAAGTTTCTTTTGTAAATATCTGATGTATTCCTTAAGTGCTTGCGCATCATCAGAATTTATTGTTATTGTTTCTGGAATGTCATCATTTCCATTGAACGCCCATTGCTCTAATAACCCCATTTGAATACCCCTTTGATCTACTGTGCCGCTGTTGATGTATTAATAATACACCCATGCTCCTGCAATGTCAGCACCAATATTAAAAATACATGCTATAATCGAAAGCGGTGGGTATTTAGTTGGTAAATAATCTATCACAATAATGGCTATAAGCCCTTTGGTTGTTAAGAATTACCAACTCCTGGGGGATACCTTCCACTCCTTTGATTGGGGGCCAAGAGTCTATCTTTGGCCCTCTTTTTTTTCATCTGTATTATGGATTGTGTTATTATTAATACATCTTATGCAGGAGGTTTTTTTATGGTACGTTCAATGAGTCGTTCAGCGGGACAAGTGACACAGATTGGAGGCAAGCAAAGTTTCTCAGGAACGATTGCGGATCTCAAAATCAAAAAAGAAGGAATCATCCACGTTAACCTGGATATTCCACAATTCGAAAGTAAATTCCCGGCATGGTTCAGCACCGACGAAATCAACGATCCATCCGCGAATGTTATACCACAGGAAATCGCCGATCGTTTCCTTCGCGAGGATGTAAACACAAATACACCTCCCAACAAACCGTATACCTTTGAACTGGAAACATTGCATATTCGGATTGATAAAAACGGGGACAAAAAATCCGGGGAAAAGTTTTACGATTGGAAATACAAATTAGTTAATGCTTCTTTGGATGCCCAAAATGAAACACCCGTAACACCGACGGAATCCGAAGAACCAATCTTCACCCAAAAAGATGGGACAACCAACACAATGCCTCCTGGCGTCAAGGGCGAGGAATATGGGAATGCTGTCACCAATGCAACATCGATTATCAACAAGTGGCTTGAGGTCTGGTTGTTGCACCAAACAACGGAAAGCGACTCAATGGGATTTATGCCCACAAAAGAACAAAGCGATTTGATTGCAGAACATATCACCGATTTAACAGCAGAAATTGTTATGCGAAGGCATGACCAATGAATAGCTTTTACTGTCCATCATGCGCCGACAGCAGGGCAAGTGACACAGAATCAGATGGAGTGCTCAGGGTTTTAGCTGAATACCAAGTCGATGGAACCATTTATTGCAGAAAACATGCAGTACGAACCATGATGAAAAAAAGCCGAGAAGGATCAGCGTACAGAATAACTGGAAAGGAACTACCGCAATGACAAACCCCGCATTAACCAGCCCATATCCGGCAGTAAGAAAGTTGGCAGCGGAAAATCTAAAAATAGAAACCGATCTTGAAACCCAATTGAACGAAGGGGCGCAAAGATCGGAAGGACGGGATTGGGATTGGAATTTAACCAACCTAGAAAAAATTGGATTTGATGATGATGAAGCCCTTGAGCTTCTTGACGCTTATCATACTTGTGAAGCAATCCGAAAGAACCCAGAGAAAGGAAGCTGGTTACGTGGAAGATGGTCTTACCTTTATATCCATCATCAAGTAATTTTAAAGTTTCAATTTCCAACCGCACCAAATAAAGCCATCCGTCTTGCTGCCTATTACATGGCAAACAGTCAAGACGGACAAGACTCATGGGACGAAGCGATGCGCGAAATAGGACTCGACCTCGGCTTAAACATGATGCGTTATCACGTTTGGAAAGGCCCGGTACATCGGGATGCTTATATGAAATTTCTCAGGCGATTTAAGAAATTCAAGGGTGAAAACAAGAAAAGTATCAAGGCGCGAAACGAAATAATTGAACGAATAGAGCAGGAAACTTCCTGAATGATGCTCGAGCGTGACATACAGGAAAGCATTCGCATTGTGGCACGGCAATTTGGTTGGTCGTCAGTAGACAATGGGTTTTTTTACCACACATGGAACAGCAGGAAATCTGAAAAAGGATTTCCTGATATTGTCATGAGTGATGGAGAAAACCTTATTATCGCGGAAGTAAAACGGAACAAACCTAAGGGGCGACTTACGCCAGAACAAAAGAACATCCTTGATATTTTAGCAATGCATATCCCCCACACGTATTTATGGCGTGAGGGGGATCTGGGCGATGCATATGCAGTTCTGACAAGGGGCGAAGCATTTACACAATTAACCGCCCAATCGTTATGGATCAATCGCCGTGGAGAAAACTAGGAAAGAAGAAGGAAACAATGGAAAACGAAGAGAAGGATTTAGATTCATTACGCATGGATCATGAAACACTTGGGAAATTGATTGAAGAACGAGAAGTCGATGAAGAAACAATTCCAAACAATTCTTTGATTTTGTGTCAGCATTGCAATTTTCTTTGGACAACACGACCAAACACCCGGAGGAAATCAACTTTGCAAAGCAAACACTTATTGCCGAATCGTTGCAACAATTGCCATAAACAAAATACAGCAATCCTCATTCCCAGAACAATCATTGATGGTTATGTCGCAACGTTAAAAAGAAGTGATTAAAAACAAAGGGCATTTTTGTTGTGTGCCTTATCCAACAAGATGCCCCTTGTTCATTGTGCCAAGATCTTTTGCAGGAGGACTTAGCACAAACAATTTTAGTATACCAGTAAATGGTTATCGAATAATCTGTAACCGCATAATTGTTTCTAACATAACCATGTTATTATTAATATTCTATGTTTTAGAAAACCAAAACATTAAGCGGTTACACCAATGAAGTGCTTCACCATGGATGGACGATAAAGCACTTCGGAAAGGAAAACATTATGAGTATAAATCAAGTGGAATTTTTCCGCTACTCTGCACACCTTCGAGATACATTGGTCAAGATTCTGGGCAATACCGACGATGCTGATATTGTCCACCAAGGAATGCGACTCCAAAGCCAATATGGAGAATGTTTCGCATCCGCCCGGTTTCTGGGTTTCCAGGTGGCACAAGCAAGGTATCTTCGCGCCAATGATTACATTCCAACGGAAGATCCACAACAAAAGGAACGCATCAAGTTGAATGGTCGGATGATTGTTTTGCGGTTGATGAAAAGATTAAAAGAACAGCACTTCATTCGAACCAAGCGGCGTATCCGTCCTGACAAAACCCAAGGAACGAATGTCATCGATTTTACGGCGTTATGGGAATACATCAAACCAATTTTGAAAGCCTTATCCCAAATGACTCACGGGCAATCCAGATCGTTTTTAACACGTGACCGATGGGGAACAAAATGGTTGTTCATCATGCCTGGCAAAATTGCTGCAATGGTTAATTTGGCAATGCCGCCGCCATTAAAAAATATCGTTGCCCAACGTTTTAAAAACGGACATATCCAAGGGGCGTCATGATGATTGATTACAACAATGCAGCCATGTTGCGACAGTGTGCCAAGTATGGTTGTTTAGATCCTTATTTAACAAAGGACCAACAAAAAGAGGCACACGCAAAACATTTGGAAGAGGAAAACAAACCCTTGCCCATTGTTCCCAAGGTGGCATATTGTGACACAACCGGGAAAGATAAAACCCATCATATCGATTTGCATTGCAGGAAACTCGTGGAATTCATTGCAACAAACCATGTGTCATATTCACCCCGCACGTCACGCAAAGTGATCCTTAGTTTATATCGGAAGCCATGTGAGGAATGTGTGCCAAATAAAAAACCCCAATCATCATGATTGGGGTTTCATTCCTTTTTGTTTGGCTGTTGTGTTTTTTATTTAGTGGTTTCAGGCAATGCTCCTGTGTTCTGGACAGTCGATGTTGTCCCAAAATTGATTTTGCCTTCTTTCAATTCCGCTGACGTCCGGGTTGCTACATGATGGTAATAATTTACTGTTGATATTGGAAAAACATAATCTTTTCCATTATTACATTTCGCTACAACTACATTCTTTTTCCGTTTGGGATCAAATCCCGTAACCTCAAAGGTTTTGTTTTTGTCTTTCCATGTGAAACCAATTTCGAATTCCGCACCCAATTCTATGGCAGCAGATTTGATTGCTTCATGATTTGGTACACTGAATTCTATTTTGAAATCTGCCCTTTCACCTAAACCACTAAATGTTCCACCTTTGGCAAGGGATTGAAGCCCATGCTTTTCAGCAATTTTTTCCATTGCTTCCTTTAATTCGTTTGATAAAACCGTCCATCCTACCCTATCAATATTTTCCATTTTTCACTCCCTTGATCTGCTGTGCTGCTGTTGATGTTGTAATAATACATGAACCACAATGAATGTCAACAAATTGGCTACAAATGTTTGAACCAAGTTGACGTTGACAATGGAAGCAAGGGGCGTATTATTAACGCATAGTTCGAAGTTCAGTAGATCTAAGGAGTAGTCGCCACACAATAACCAAGTAGACAGCAACGCATAGTTAGGGAGCGCCTGGCGCTCCCTAGAAGGGACAGACAATGCATTATCACACTATAGCCGGAGACCGCGGATATCTACCAGATTATAACGAAGCATACGAAACGTTCAAGGATGCACACAACGACTTGATCGACTACGTTGCAAGGGTTGAGGATGATTGCGAAATACCGGAACATTCCAATGGATGTACTGACAATTTTGTACGGTTCCTGACAGTCGAAATATCGCCAGATACACGATTCCTAGATTTTGTAGGCAATACGCATGGAGTCCAATATATCGAAGTATATGACGACTGCAATGTGGCAAACGATAGAGATTGTTTAGAGGGGGAGTAAACACAATGACACAAAAAGCATGGTCGATTGGAAATGGGAAAAGATGGATAACGCCGGAATCTAAAAGTTTGCCAGGCATGAAAGATTAGTAGATCTAAGGAGTAGTCGAATGGCACATTATTACGAACTGATTTGGACATCAGATAATAAGGAAAATTTTAAGGAAATATTATCTGAATTCTATGGGTTCCGAAACTATGTTGATGATGTAAAAATTATTACTCGATGCGAACATGGGATCAATCTAAATTTAGATGAATGCGAAGAGGATTGTAAATCAATCCAACAAGGGGTGTTGGAAGGGAAAGGGAAATAATGGGAAACATACAAGATCGGAAACAATTGAAAGTACACGAACCAATCAAAAATACGTTTCAGGTTCATCAACCAGACATGCAGCCCATAGAAGGAACAACGGTTTGGTTTTATGAAAACCACGGGTATTTGAAATGCGATCGTTGCGAGATCAAAATGGATCAACGTGATTATGTTAAAGGCTTTCGTGGTTGTCATCATATGCGGACAGTAATCGATTACCAAAAAAACAAAGGAAAACTTTAAATGGATATAACACAAAGTTGGATCTTTTCCAAAAACCGAGGACCAAATGGTGCCGTGTGGTTGAATACATCGGATCATCCATCCATTGCGGGATGGATTGCCCGGAGAAATATGGAGCAAGAAACATATTACAAGAATGCAACCAAAACCGGGTTTGATGATGCAAAAGGGTATGTGTTCCAAAATAGTTGGGAAAAATGGATTGCAGTGGTTATCACCAACAATCAAACAATGGACATTGAACACACATTCGAAACGAAACAAAAAGCAAAACAATTTGTCGAAATGATCTAAGACAAAAAACGGCCCATCATTCCACCAACCCCCGGATGCATTGCAAAGTGTTCCGGGGGTTTTGTTATAATTCAACAGCATGGGCTTCCGACTTTCTGCTTACATTTTGTGTGGTTAGTTCCTTCCACACAGGAAAACAAATCCCTTCCACGTGCAAGCCAAATGCCCATGTAGACCGCCGGTTTTTATCCATTATTCACTGGCGGTCTTTCTTTTCCCTTGTCATGTTTTATTAATACTAGTATGCTTAACCAGGTGCGATTCTGTGTGTTTGTGGTAAGCACAACGCCGCTAAAGGCAGGAATCGCATCGATAATGACAATGGGCAACACAAGCCATGCAACAACCACATAGCAAGTTGCATAAAGGAAAGCAATCATGGCACAAAACCCAGCCAGTCCAACATCGGCCCGCGCCATTACAGCCAGGCAACGTGAAACACAGGCCGTTCAGTTACGCCAAAGTGGAGCAACGTACGACCAAATAGCGGATGCCCTTGGTTATTCATCCCGTACCAGTGCTTATCGAGCTTTGCAACGGGAAATGAAAAGGTATAGCGAAGCGCACCCCGAAGCAAATGAATCGATTCGGGAATTGATGATTCAAAGATTGGATCGCATGTTGTTAAGTGTTTGGCCCAATGCCCAGGCCGGGGATTTGGACGCAATCAATATTGTTTTACAAATGGATAAACGGCGATCGGACTTGCTTGGATTAGATGCCCCAAAGAGTATTGAGGCTCGAATGAAAGTCGATATTCTTTCATACAATGCGGCAATCGATGATTTTGTTGCGGCATACCGGGATGCACACGAAGTAAACGATCAATCCATCGCTTTCATGAAACAAATCGATTCTATTGTTGAGGAGAGGTTATTGAAAACAACATGAAAATCAAAGATCGTATCATCGAATTAAAACGTGTCAAAGCAAGCGAGTTGTTGCCCAATCCAAAAAACTGGCGCACGCATCCAATCGAACAACAGGACGCTCTCAGAGGATCGTTAGCTGACATTGGTTTTGCAGACGCAGTTATTGCCAGGCAAACAACCGAAGGATTGATGTTGATCGATGGACATCTTCGCGCGGATGTTTCCGAGGGACAAATGGTTCCAGTTCTCATTGTCGATTTGTCGGATTCCGAAGCGGATCAATTACTTGCAACCCTCGATCCATTGGCGGCAATGGCAGACCGGGATAGCGGCAAAATCAATGACTTGCTCGACAACATTACATCCGACAATGAAGCCGTTAATGATTTACTCGATATGCTTCGCGAAAATACATTTCAACCTTTGACCATTACACACATTCCGGGGCTCGATGAGGAAATCGATGAAACCATATCGAACGAATTAAGAATTTGCATTTGCCCCACCTGTGATAACAACCATTCCGCTCCCAGGGCAACAAGATCGCAAAACAATGACTAGTGTGATTTCATTGTTTTCGGGTTGTGGTGGATCTAGCTTGGGTTATCATCAATCCGGGTACGACGTTCGCTTGGCGGTCGAATGGGATAAACACGCGGCGCAAACATACGCGACAAATTTTCCTGACACGCCTTTATATCATGGGGACATTACACAACTGGATATCGAAACCGCCCAATCGTTATCCGGGTTACAGGATCAAGAGCTGGACGTTCTTGATGGATCTCCACCATGCCAGGGATTCAGCAAAGCGGGGAAACAGGATTTGTTCGATCCGCGCAACCAGATGTACCATGATTACGTGCGATTTTTACAAGGCTTCCAACCAAAAATGTTTGTCCTGGAAAATGTCAAAGGCCTAATCCAAGGAAAAAACAAAATTATTTTTGTCGATATGATGGATCGTTTACGTGGTGCGGGTTATCGCGTCAGTGCCAGGATATTAAATTCCTGGTGGTATGGTGTTCCACAGAGCCGCCAAAGGTTGATTGTCATTGGCACGCGTAACGATTTGGAAATCAAACCATCCCACCCGGAACCAATACGATCGACACCAATGACAGTGGGCCAAGCCTTGAAAGATTGCCCTGATGACCATATCGAATATTTCGATAGTAAAGGTGCGGAAGTATGGGATCGCATCCATGTTGGTGGTAGCCTTGATGATTTGTTTACAACAATCAATCCTGTCACAAAAAAAGAAGTGAAAAGCCGCCGGATGCTTTCGATGCGAAAAGTTAACCCACACAAACCATTTCCCACAATGCCCAAAATAACAGGGAATCATTATCAATCCGATAATTTTTGCCATTGGAAAGAGCCGCGGTTGTTTACGATTGCAGAAGCAAAACGTTTGCAAGGCTTTCCCGATGATTTTAAATTGCCCAACAAATTTGTAAAAGCCTGGGGACTCCTGGGGAACAGTGTTCCTCCACCATTAATGAAATCTGTTGGATCACACGTGAAGCAATTAATCGAATCCTTATGACGTTATTACATGACAAATCGATTATTCAATCGGCCCTGGATCGGTTTCTCGCAAAAGGTGGAACATGGAAACCACTGCCGCACCAAATACCCCCGGAGGGGAGTTGGGATGTATGGATGTTACTTGGTGGTCGCGGATCGGGTAAAACACTTGCTGGATCACAATTTGTTTTGCAGCATTTGCAACAATACGGAAAACAGGCTCGCGTTGGTGTTGGAGCTCCTACGATCGCTGATGCCCGTGATGTTGCTGCCGAAGGTGTCACTGGGTTAATCAATTTGGCCCCCGAAGAATTCACATATAACCGATCGATTGGTGAAGCCCGCCATGTTTCCGGGGGATATGTGAAGTTCCTGGGGAGCGAAGAAGCGGGACGCTGGAATGGCCCACAATGGTCTTTGTTATGGTGCGATGAGTTAGCATTATGGAACGAGGACAGTTGGCACGCAGCACAGTTTGGTTTGCGCCTGGGCGAACATCCACGCACCATTATCACCACCACTCCCAAGGCGCGTCAGTTTGTGAGAAACATCGCCGATCAAACAAGCACAATGGTCAGCCATGCAACGACATTCGACAATCCCAATTTATCGCAATCTGTGATGGATCGGTTACAGGAACAGTATGGAGAGTCACGCCTGGGGCGTCAGGAATTGCTCGCTGAATGGGTTGATGATGTAGAAGGTAGTTTATGGTTACGGCAATGGATCGATGATAATCGAATTGCAAAAGATGATTTGCCAGATTTGGAAAGAATCGTTGTTGCAATAGATCCTGCTGTCAGTGCGAATGCAACATCGGATGAAACAGGAATTGCTGTGTGTGGGATTGGAATCGATGGGCATTTATACTTGTTGCATTCGGAAGGATACCGTGTAACCCCGGATCGTTGGGCCAGGAGGGCCATAGATTTATACGATGAATTCGAAGCGGATATCATCATTGGAGAAAATAATAATGGAGGGGATATGGTAGAAGCAACAATCGAGAATATTGTTCGTGATGAAAATCGGTATTCGGTTCCCTTCCGATCGATCCATGCAAGTCGTGGCAAAGTCGTCAGGGCCGAACCGGTTGCAGTTTTATATTCTCGCAATATTGTTCATCATGTTGGATCGTTTCCTGAAACCGAGGATCAAATGTGCTCTTTCCCGGTCGCTAACGAACATGATGATCGAGTTGATTCGATAACCTATGGCTTTACTGAATTGGTGGATAAAGGTTCCCCGGATATCAAATTTATTGATTGATATGAAATCAAGGGCCGTCAGATCAACGAGAAACCCATTGAAATATTAAGGGCGTGTGATAGATCATGTGGAACCATGCTAAACTAGCTATGTTAATTGAATCGATCGGTGCCTTGCTGATTGGTGGAGGACTCTGGATTATTTCGCCAGCAATCAGTTTAATCTGGTTAGGAATGATATTCATGGTGATTGCGTGGAGCATCACAGGAAGGACAACCAACCATGGTAACACCAATTCAGAAGGCGATTAATAACTTATTGACACGAGCTACTGGGGATCGCCCACCACTTGCCATTCCACAATCGGGAGGGTTACTTTCCGGGGCATCCGCTTTGACAACCCCATCAGCGGAACAAAACCTTAATGCAATGACGTCAACAGGTTGGCTATTTGCTATCGTAGAACGAATCAGCACGGCAATGGCGGCAACAGAATGGCATTTATATCGAAAAGAAAAATCAGGGCGGGTTAGGATCGAAGACCATCCAGTCCTGGATTTATGGAACAACCCCAACCCATTTTTTTCACGAAGTGAATTTATCGAAACAAGTTCGACACATTTCGAATTAACTGGGGAAATGGTCTGGGTGATTGTCCGGGGAATGGCTGGATCTATCGTCGAATTGTGGTGTATTCGCCCGGATCGAATTCGCCCGATTCCATCCAAAGATGATTACATCAGCGGTTATATTTACCAGGTGGGACGCGATGAAATTCCACTTGAAACACAAGATGTTGTCTTCACCAAACGACCGCATCCGACAGATCAATATCGTGGAGTTAGCCAGGTCGCATCGATTTTGCATGATATCGGATCGGAGCAATTGGCTTCCGCTTGGCAACGAAACTTTTTTAACAATTCTGCTTTACCAGGTGGCTTGATCGAAATGGATCACAATTTAAGCCCGCAGGATTTTTCCCGGTTAGCAGAACGATGGAAGGAACAACATCAGGGCGTGAGCAATTCCCACAGGGTTGCGATTTTAGAGCGTGGCAAATGGGTTGAAAGACGATATTCCCAGCGCGATATGCAATTCAAGGAAAGCCGCCAAATTAACCGGGATATTATTCTGGGAGCGTATGGTTTTCCAACGGCCTTGTTAGGTGTTAGTGAAAATGTCAACAAGGCGAATGCAGAAGCCGCCGAACTAATGTTCGCCAGGTGGTTGATTCGTCCCAGGTTGATTCGGATGCGGGAAAAATTAAACCAGGGACTTGTTGCCCAATTCGACGAAAAATTAATGCTCGATTTTGTCGATCCAGTTCCAGAAGATCGAGCACTCGATATGACCAAAAGCGAGCGTGGGTATTCCACGGGAATCCTTACATTGAATGAAGCACGCCGTTTAATCGGTGAAGGTGAGGTTGATGAGGGCGACCAATATCGTGTTGCAGCTGAACACCAATCGTTATCCGATACGGGTTATGGATCAGGATTGTTAACACAAAACGAAGCACGTGAAATTGTCAACTTGCCACCAGTACCTGATGGCGACGAATTCAAACCCCCGGAACGCGCGGCAACTCCATTTGCTGCATCGGTGACAGATTCGATACCAAAAGCCATCACTGGGACAGAAGAAGTTAAAGCCAGTGATCCATTAAAACCAACCGAAATCGAATTAGCTGAGGAAGAAATGAATCGAGGCTGGAAGCGGCGCTTGCGATCTGAAATGTCGGCTTTAATATCCACGATCACACTACACGGAAACAGCAATTCAATTGAAGCAAATATCGTCGATGGTCATGATTGGGATTGGGGCAAAAAATTCGGAGACGAATTACAACAGGAATTAATCGAAACATACGAAGCATCGCTAAGGGCCGGGGGATATCGCCAAGGACCACAAGAACAAGAGGCGGGTTTCGATAACCAACAAACCAAACGGGATGCCCCAGATGATTTAACCGAACCAATTATCCATTCAATCAATTATGCCAAGTATCGTGCAATCGATATCCTGTCGGTTGCTGGTTCGGAATCTTTGTTACGCAGTACCAAGGAACGTGTTTCAGTCCTGGTTGCACGCTCCATGGAACGCGGCGAAGGGATTCAATCCTTGGCCCGTTCGATTCGAAAAAGCGTTGTGTTTAGTGCCAGCCGAGCGGAAACGATTGCAAGAACAGAAACCGCAAAAGCATATGGTGAAGGAACAGCAAAAGCCGCAGTGTTGCAAGGCCAGGATCAAAAGCGTTGGATCACCCAGGGCGATGATTTAGTTGATAGTGCCTTGTGTATGGATAACGAGGATCAAGGTTGGATTTCAATTGGTGAATTATTTGCATCCGGGGATTCGACCATTCCAGCCCATCCGAATTGCCGTTGCACGGTTCGTTATCGTGACAGTGATTTATTCGAGGCGGAACCCGATAAATCCATCACGCCACAAGCCACCACACTGATCCCAGAAGCACGTTGTGGGCAATGCAATAAGTTATTACAGAAAAACTATACGGGTGGAATGTTGTACTGTTCACGTTGTAAAAATGAAACGGAATTTGCATAAAAAAAACCCGGATCATTGCATCCGGGTTTCATTGAATGGGATGGTGTTTTAGTCTAGCTTTTCATCCAGACAAGACCATCGCGATGCTTGTAGTAATCAATTGAAAACTCCTCAGAAACGTCAATGGAAGACTTGTCAATTGAGTAAGAAACAGGCGAAAGACCAGCGATCCCATTTTCGCGCAGTTTCGCACACGCGTCGACAGTGGCATTCTCACTGCTAAATTCGCCGTTCTCGCTAACACCGCCAGACATGTCAGCCGAGACGACCTCAGTGCATCCGCATGGGCAAGAAACTTTGATTGTGGACATTGAACCCTCCTTTGGGTTGGGGGGCCGTCTGGCCCCCTGTCTGCTTGGTTGCTTACGCTTTGCCGTTTAATTGGGCCATATAAGTTTGATACGTGAATTCTCTAGCTGCATTCAACCAAACAATTCTTTCCTCTGGGTTCATTCGGCTCAATCTTTTTGCCAACCGTTCCATTGCTGGGTTATTTGTTAGTTCCTTTGCCATTTCATCACTCCTTTGATCTGCTGTGTTGCTGTCCATGTATTAATAATACACTAGTTTGGGTTAATGTCAACAAATTAGATATAAATTTTTGAACTAAACACAAACTATCCTGAATGGTGTATTATTAAGTACATCAAAGGAAAGGAAAAACCGATATGGAAGATTTATTGACCATACAAAACATTCTGGTCGCTTTGGTGATTACATTAGTTGTGTCATTAAATTGGTAAAAAAAGGAGGTTAGGTAATGAGTAACAAAAACAAAACAACAATTCCATGTTGCTTGTGTGGCGTCGAGATACAAATGGTTGTGGGATCTTTCCACAATGCTGGCCCAGTGAAAGATGGGTTTTGTTGTGATGCCTGTAATACGATTCATGTGATACCAACACGTTTATCGATATGGGAATTCGAAAAAAAACATTACACAAAAAAATAACTATTCATTTCATTCGGTGGTGTATTGCAAACATTCATTGTAAACAGTCCATCAAGGATCAACGTTAATTTACAAAGGAATACGTAGAAACGCCATTTCTTCCACGTGCAATGCGCCACCACCATTAAGAAGGGAAACAATGGAAACAAAAACAAAATGGCCCCGGAAGCATAAATTGACACAAGAACAACAAAGGGTTTGGGATGAATTCCACAAATACCCCTGGGAAATTGTTCGGATCAATCGATCACAAATCAAAACCTTTTCTGAATTACTGGTTGTGATGTATGAAGAATTCGGTGGACTGGTTCCCATGTCAAAAAAGGCCCAGGTCAAAAAAAATACGATGTACTACTGGATGCTTAGCCACAAGGTTATTATTGAAAAGCGCGCCGTAATACAAGACCACAAAGATCGCGTGTTCCGGGGGGATCGTTATTCCAATGATGACTTCCGTAATTATGGTCGAACCATTGCAATCCCGGTTATGAAAAATAAGCGCAATGAAAACAAGGATCAAAATTATGATTAAAATCGAACAAATCCTGTTTCCCCTTAATATCGGTCATCCGTACCCTGAAAATTTATATTGCAAATGCTGTTTGCCAACCAAACGCGATCCAGATGATGAAATAAAACAGCGACATGATGCGATGAAACTGGCAATGAACGATCCCGACAAGCTACGCGAGTATTACGAACCACCAACCTATTAAAGGAATTAAAATTATGGTTAAAATCACTTGTTGTAATTTCCACGCTGAACAGTTTAAAAAAGGTAAAAGATGAGCATTATGCGATGGAGGTGGACGGCTTTGATCGTCTATCTTGTCATCTGTCTTTATGATTTTATGGTTGTCCCCATCTATTACGGCGTGGCGCGAATGGGGTTAGACCTGGCTGATTATATGAGTCATCTTCAGGCAATCGACGATCCTTTAGTTCAAATGGAATACTTGAAAAAACTTGTTTCACAACACGAGCCATTCACATTAAAAGGTGGTGGATTGTTCCACCTTGCTTTTGGTGCTTTGTTAACAGGTAGTGTGTTTGGGAAAGAGAATTAGCGAAAAGGAATTATTGACAGAATACAGGGCGGGATGCTAATCTCGCCCTGAACAATTAAATAAAGTTATCGGGAGTCCTAGAGGCCAGGGGTAACAGCGCGAGACCAGCAAGCGTCCGTTTGTACAAGAGACCGCATTGTACATCAGGGCGTTTTTTTATTGTTGGAGGATATAATGGCAACCGACACAGATGTCCATGTGCCGCTGTACCAAAAAAAATTGACGGCAGCAGAAGTAAAAGCTGTCGATGTTTCAACCGGGACTGTAACCGCTATTGTGAGTGATGAAACCCCGGATCGTGATTCAGATATTATTCGTGTTTCTGGCTGGCAATTCGAAAGTTTTTTGAAACTTCCGATCATGTTGGCAGACCACGATTACAGTCTGTCTTCCGCTATTGGTCGGTGGAAAAACATTCGAATCGAAGGAACGACTGTCATTGGTACTGCTGAATACTTTGTTAATGTGGGCAACACATTAGCGGATAAAGCTTTTAGTTTGGCGCAAAAGGGATTAGCAGCATTTTCTGTTGGTTTTCGTACATACCCGGAATTTACCAAAAGGCTTGACTCCGGGGGATATGAATACACACAACAGGAATTGTTAGAGATCAGCCAGGTCGCTGTTCCTGCCAACCCCAACGCATTGGCAATATCGAAACAAATTGGGCCAACGTGGGAAACTGATTCAATCGACCAGGTGGGAAGCCTGGATGATTTGATGGATCATTTGAGCAAAATTGTTGATGCAAAAATGAAAGATCTAGAAACAGAAACCCAACGGCTTGAATCTATCATTACAACATTGATTGGTTTGGCAGATTCGGTCAATCAACACATGATGTATATGATCGAAGATACTACCGATGAGGATGTTGAAACAGACGAAGAAAAGCCAAAGCCAAAACCAAAGCCCTATGCAACATCGAGCATTGCAAATTATTTGGAACCCAAGATAGATCGTTTAATTATAGATTCCCTGAAAGGACGGCAACGATGACAACCACTGAGGATCAGATCGAAGAAAAAGAACTTCCTGCACAACATGTTTTAAATCATATGCAAGAAGAACCCAAAGATTTCCATTCGGAAACAAAAGAAGAACTTGAAGATACGGTAAAAATGACAATCGACGAGATGGTCAAGAGCCGCGTCCATCAAGCATTGCGGGATTCTGGTGTTAAGCGTCCACAAATGGTGGAAGAGCCAAACAACAAAGCCGCAGGAGCTCCACTCGATGGAACGTTCCAATCATTTGGTGATTATGCCAAGGCTATTTCCGCTACCGATAAAGGATCAATCGACGGACGTTTAAAGGTGCTTGGTGAAGGGATTGGAGACCAGGGGGGCTTTTTAGTACCCGAACAATTCCGCGCCCAGCTGTTATCAGTTGCCCTGGAAGATAGTGTCGTGCGACCGCGTGCTTTCGTTATGCCAATGACAAGCTCTGTAATGCGTTTACCGTCTGTTCGGGATGCAACACACGCTTCAACGGTTCATGGTGGCATCAGAGGATATTGGACGTCTGAAAGCGCAAGCTACACGGCATCCGAGCCAACATTCTCATCGATCCAATTGCTTGCCAAAAAACTAACGGGATACACCACCGCTTCTGAAGAATTATTGCAGGATTCTGCAATCAGTCTCGAAGCACTGTTAGTGCGGATGTTTAGTGAAGGGATTGCATACTTCGAAGACGACGCATTTATCAATGGCGTGGGATCTGGGCAACCAGTTGGCATTATCAATGCTGATGCCCTCATCACTGTTGCTAAAGAAACAGGACAAGGTGCCGCAACGATTCAATACGAAAATATTGTGAAGATGTGGTCAAGGCTTAGTCCAAGAAGCAAATCCAATGCCGTTTGGTTGACGCACCCTGACACCTTTCCCCAGTTAGCAACAATGTCGCTTCCTGTGGGTACTGGTGGTTCACCAATGTGGATTGCGAATGCCGCAGGTGGTGCGCCGACAAGTCTTTTCGGACGACCTGTAATCGAATCGGAAAAATGCCAAACCTTAGGGACCGCCGGGGACATTTACCTGGTAGATCTGTCCTATTTCGTTATTGCTGATCGACAGGCTTTGACAATGGCATCAAGTTCCCATGTACGCTTCCAGAATGGTGAAGTGGCCTGGAAACTAACGAGTCGCCTTGATGGTCGCCCATGGATCGACACTGCATTAACACCCAGAAACGGATCGAATACCGTTTCACCATTTGTTAATTTAGCAACCAGAAGTTAATAACCTTGTGGCGCTTCTGAGACAAACAGAATGACGCGAACAAAAGGAGATGCTGATGAGTATGGAATTAAGCGAGCATGGTTCAGTGAGCTTGCTCGAGACTTCGGACATAGGTGGTACAAACGCTAGTACTTCCTGGGTTTCCATGAAAAACTTCGCACGAGCTTATGCTTATGTGGAAATTGGGACATGGAACGCATCCGACGACCTTGACGAGTGCCGGTTTCAACAGGCAACAGACAGCAGTGGAACCTCTGTCAAAGACCTGACAACCGATGCTTCAGGCGGGAATTACGATACAGATAACCCCCTGGACGCAGACGGTAATTTCGCCGTTATCGAGGTACGCGCAGAGGACTTAGAC